TGTACTCCAGTAACCTTCTGGACTAATTCCCAAACTTCTTTTGTTTTCTTTTGGGCTAGATATTCATCAAACTTTTTCTTTTGCTCTGGTGTTGCTTTTTGTTTGAACTTGATTAGCTCCATGATGCCAATGTTACCAGCATATGACGCTTCGTTTATTTTTGATTGCTCTTTGAAGTTATTCATCAGTTGTATCCTTGACCCTCTACACATCTATTACATTCACAATCGGTACATTCACAATCATCAGTCATACAGCTAAATCCACAATGTCTAAAACAACCACACGTACAGTTTGTTTCATAGCGTTTGTATCTATCTTCTTCCATATTAACCTCTTGTTAAGTTTAATATCTTTTGTATCTGTGTTTCAAGTGTCGCTTTGCGATTTGGCCATTTGATGATTGGTTGGTCGGCGGTCTTCAATAGTTTGGTCAAGAATGGTAGAACAAGTTTTTCAACTTCATGGAGTCTTTGCTTGTATTCTTCTACAGTTTCTTCTTTCTCTGCTATGACAGAATTGTATTCTTCTTCATCGGTAGCGGTGAATCCAAAGTCATCTTCACCATACTCTTTCATAATCTCAGTTAAATCAAATTTTTTATCAGCCATTACTTGCTCCAATTCTTTGCGGCATTGAAGTTTGCATGTGCAAATTCTAATCTATCAATCAACTTAACTGCATTGCCTTTTAGTTTATCTACAGCTACAAAGCCTTCTGGATTGGTAATCTTAAAGCCATCATCCGTTCTTAAGAATGTATTGGTAACTTGTTTCATGCCTTGTAGTTTCTTAACAATCATGTTCTTGGAATCAACAAGCATATTCATCAAATCAAATATGCTTTTCAATTCATTCGCATTGTTGCGATAGAATCTCATAATCTCATTCTTCTCTGCTTGACGTTTTAGTTTTGTTTCTTCTTTTTTAGCATCAAGAATTTCTTTGTTAAGTTTAGCTTCAACCCACTTAATCAATTCTTGTGTATGCTTATAAGTATCTTTGATTGCTTGACCTTCACGCACTTTGGTATTGTTGAAAGTTTTAATTTGAACAAGAAGATTTTCGGATGCAGAAATTCTATTCAATGCCATTGAGTTTAGTTTCTGGAATATTGTACCAGCTTGTGAAAGCAAGTATGTAACATCTTTAGTTTCTTGCTCGGTAAAAGATGCAGTACCAGATGCATCAATGAAGTAAGCATCACGGAACCAAACATCTTTCGTTGACTTCAAATGATTGATATCAATATTGAATGATGCTTTCATATCATCAAAAGTCTTTCCGGTATATGAAGTATGAAATACAATACCCATTTGAGCGGATAGCATACTCTTTGCTAATGCGCTATCGGTTGGCACAGCATATACGATTGTGTTTGGTTGGAATGTGACATATGATTCACCTTCAATGCTTTGTTTCTTTAAGTCACCTTTAGCAAACATCATATCGCCTTGAAGAATGCCGGTGATTCCAAGTTTAGGTAGATAACGCAATGCTACTTTTAGTTTAGCATTCAATCCTTCTGATGCATGATTGTTATCAATGTCAGCCTCTGTGTAATTCAATTTTGGATTTACGTTGAATACCCCTTTAGTACCAACAAAGAATTTGCCATTGTCTGGATTGATACCAGCAAATACAGCAGGTGCACCATCCCATTTTGTAGTGACATTTACTTTTGTGTCTGAATGACCAGCAAGCATGTCACGCAAAGAACGAAGGAAAGCAATCGCATCTCTTGCACCAGCAACGCCACGATTTAATACTTCATCCTCAATGTGTTCAAGGTGAAGATTGGCGCCTTCTTTCTTTGCGCCCTCTGTTAGGAATTCTGTGAATTTCATAGTTTTACTATTACGCCAGTTGATGGAACACTATCAGTCACAACAATACGACCAGCACTATCACCTCTTGATGGTGATTTACCGTATATTTTTGGCGTGCCATCAGAATCCTTAGCATCAGGATCAAATCTTTGGTCTTCCCGTCTTGCTCTTAATCTAAAATATAAATCGTGAGTTTTGGCGTATTCATCAGCCATTGTTAATGCACCATTCAATTTTAAAATATTTGTTTTTGCGTCATATGTGCCTATAACATCCATAGGACCAATATACATGAAGTCAATTGGTCCACCCATCGCTTCATTACCTATAACAATTTTTAATTTATCTTTTGCTGATATTTTACCAAACACATCGGGAACTTTATCACCAGCTTTAATTTTCTTTTTTGTGACCAACTCTTTAAAAGCCGCTTTCATAAATTTTTTAGCGATACCAGGAACAGCAAGTTCTAGTCCTTTAAGACCACCGCCAGCAAGAGATGGTGCAGATTCACCTTTTAGTGAGCAGTTTACAGGAACTTTTTTACCTTTTCTCATAACATATATTACCACATCAGTATATGGCTCAGAACCGCCCGCTTGTCTGCCAGTATACTTTTCTGCCTTAACCACTCCAGTTAATACAGTTTTGCCAGCAACAACAGTTATTGGATTTTTTTTGTTTTTAGTAAAGGCATCGTTAATTTTCTTAACAACACCTGATTCTTGTCGTTCTGCGGATGCGCCTGCCATTTATACTCCAGTTTATAGAGTATTTATACACGCACTCCTTCAAACTTGGAATTGAATTTTCGCTCACGATTGCCAAAAGTATTCAATGGCTTATCATCTGGAATCTGACCAGAATCAACTATAGTCTGCGCTGAATCTTCTACATCATACAGTTTCATTTTAGCCCTATCAACACCAATAACAAACTTCTTGTTTGCGCTTGGATCATTATAGCGATTCTTCAATTGCTTAACCATAATTTGGTTCAATTGTTCCAGTTCTTCGGTATTAATTAGAGCAAACATAAAGTCAGCAGTCGCTGGCAAACCAAACGATTCTGAGGTATCAGTCAAGTCAACATCGGAGTTACTAAAACCAGACCTTGTAGTTTGTGTAGCTGAAACAACTGGCACATTAAATTCTACAGCAAGACCACGCAATTCTTCTGCGATAGCTTTGACATAGGTGTATGAATTTACATTCGCACCTTGTTTCAATCTAGAAGAAGAACAGATATTCAAATAGTCAATGAAGATAATCTTTGGGCGAAAACTCTTTTTCAATTGTAATTCATTTAACAAAGACCTGAAATGCATAGAACTAGCACTTGCAGTTGGATACTCTTTGATGATTAGTTTACCTTGAGTTTTACTTTTCACACCTTGAAATCGTCTTTCATAATCTTCTTTGCTTATCAGGTGCAAGTCATCAAGTTTAATGTTTAGTAGGTTCGCATCAATACGCTCTGCAATCTTTTCCTCAGCCATTTCCATGGTGATATAAAGAACGTCAAAGCCTTGCGAGATACAACCAGAAGCCATGTGGCACATGAACAAACTTTTTCCCACGCCAGTTCCGGCAAGAGCGATATTAAGCGTCTTGTTAGGTAGACCACCTTTTGTGATTTTGTTAAAGAAATCCAAATCAAAGGGGATTCGTTCTTCTTTGCGATGGTAGAATTCAAATCGTTCTTCATAGTCGTTAATGTAATCGTGCCCAACATTTCTATCAAATGAAACACCAAGAGCATCGGAAAGAATCTTTGGGATTTCACCTTTTGCTTTGGTACCAAACTTATCATCCAGAATTGTGACTGATTCCATGATAGCATTATACAATGCTTTGTCTTGGCAAAACTTTTCTGTGTGTTCAGTCAGCCATTGAATGTCAGTTGGATCATCTTTGTTTGCTTTGATATCACTCAAGATTTGGATTGAGTTGCGAACCTGTTCTTCGGTAAGTTTCTTGCTTTCGGTGAAGTTAATTACCAACGCTTCGTATGTTGGCAGGTTTTTGTACTTCTCTACAAACTCTTTTATTTCGCTGTAGATGGTTCGTTCATTGTTATCTGAGAAATAATCTGATTGAATGAATGGCAATACCTTACGTGCATATTCATCATTATATATCAGATTCTTCAGAATAGAGAGTTCTAGTCGGTTCAATTTGTTTTTCCGTTAAAATTAGTTCTGTCAGTATTTCACCTAGCATTGTAACAAATTTTTCATCTTGATTCAATACATCCTTGTCATATTTCATCAAGTTAACCACATGATATCCAAACTTGAGTTTGGCCATGTTTAGTTCTTCTGTTACAGATGCGTAGGTATAATAGTATACTACACCAGCATAGTCACCACGGAGAATTTCTATGCCAGTTAAATCCGTTTCTTCAAAGTCGTGAAGTTTGAAATCTACGCTTTCTTTAAACTTCTTCGGCTTCTTCCAGAACATCATCTTGCCCCATAATGTTACCATAAGAGATTTCATATTTCTTCCTCACAAAATCTTTGAAGTCCTCGCTTGCAAGAATCTCACCCCAAAATTCTTCATTCTGAGTATCAGCAAGGCGTTTCTTGTCTCCAGTTTCGCCAGTTTCTTTATCAACTTTACAGTACCAACCATTTGTTGGTTTAAGAACATGACCAGATTCAAGTGCAATATCAATTAAACCAGACCATTTGTTGATACCGCCATCATAAGATACACTAACTGGAATCTTAGACTTCTCGCGGACATACCTAGACTTTTCTACATTGATAATGAAATTGTAGCCAGTAATTTCTGTGCCATCTTTTTCTTGTTGGCGACCGATGATGAAGATGTTATCAGCAGAGTAATATGAACCAGTACCACCACCAACAATATCTTTTGGATACAAACCAATCTCTTTGTATGTGTGATTCACAACAACCATTGGAATATCTTTTAGATTCAAGTGAGGTGTAACCATACGGAACAAACTCTTAACTTGTTTTGCGCGGCTCATATCTGCAACTGATTTGCCTTCAAGTGCATCATCAATTTCTTTCTTTGATGCGAGGTTACCAATTGAATCAATGATAATCATTACTCTATCGTTTCGCTCAATACCTTCCAACTGTTTCATTATGTCGAATTTGAGTTGTTCAATATCTGTAAGAGGAGTATGGAGCACCCGCTCTGTGTCAATACCAAAAGTATCAAAATAAGACTGCGGAGTACCAAACTCTGAATCGTAGAAAATAAGGACTGCTTCATCGTATTTGTCCATGTAAGATTTAGCCATCAACAAACTAAATGCAGTCTTAAAGTGCTTTGATGGACCAGCCCACATTGTAAGACCAGGCGTTAGACCGCCTTCTAATTTACCAGATAGAGCAACATTGACCATAGGAATGGATGTTGGTATCATATCTTTCTCAGTAAAGAATTTTGATTTAGATAGAATTGCACTATCTTTAATCGTAGAATTCTTTTTAATTTTGTCCAATAAACTCATAATTATCCTTTAGA